TCTATTGGAGCGAAGAGTACGAGGACCAAGAAGAAGAGTTCCACAACCTGGACCTTCAGACTGCCGAACTGCTCTCCAATGACCCTGATGTCTCCGATGTCTCCCTCGAGCACAACCCGGACACCGGACTGTTCGATGGCACCTTGATTCGAAAGGTCGACAAGTGCCAAGTGAAGATCGATCCGATTCCCCCTGAGGAATTCCTGATCACCTCCACGGCTGCATCGATTGAAGCGGCTCCCTTCGTAGCCCATAGAACCCGAAAGACTCGAACTGAGTTGATCAATATGGGGTACTCGAAGAAGCAGGTCTACGCTATCGATGATAACGATGGTGCCGATGAGATGAACATGGACCCAGAGCGCCTCGCACGCTTTGAGGACCTTGGTGTTGGTCTCCTGAACCTGGACGAAGTAGAGAACCAGGAACAGACCGAGCATGTGATCGTGTATGAAGCGTACATGAACATCGACATGGATGGTAAGGGTACCGCCAAGTTGTGGAAGGTCACAATGGCTGGTAACACCATTCTCGACAAGGAACAGTGCGACAAGAAGCCGTTCCTCTCGTTCTGCCCGGTACCTTTGCCCCATGCGTTCTATGGAGGCAACTATGCTGCCCGAGTGATCCCTACGCAGAACGCTCGTACTGTGCTGGTCCGCGGCATTCTGGACCATACCGTAGTCACCAATAACCCCCGCATGATGGTGGTGAAGGGTGCCGTGACGAACCCCAAGGAACTCCTAGAGAACCGTGTGGGTGGTCTGGTGAACGTGACGAGGCCTGACGGCATCATTCCGCTCCCGCAGCCGGGTCTTAATCCCTTCGTGTTCCAGACGATTCAACTGCTGGATGACGATAAGGAAGAGGTCACTGGGGTATCAAAGCTGTCCCAAGGTCTCAATAAGGATGCAGTGTCGAAGCAGAACAGTCAGGCAATGGTGGAGAACCTTGTCGGCTTGTCTCAGCAACGCGAGAAGATCATCGCTCGTAACTTCGCTAACCACTTCATCAAGCCCTTGTACCTCGAGGTCTATCGTCTGGTTCTGATGAACGAGAAGAAGACCAAGATCGTAAGGCTCGCAGGGAACTTCACGGAAGTGAATCCCCAAGAGTGGACCGAGGAAGTCACTTGCACCATCGAGTTGAAGCTTGGCTACGGTGAACAAGCTGCTGAGGCTGCGAAGTACATGGGTCTCCACGCGTCCCTCTCGGCAGTAGATGGGGGCACTGGCCGTCTCTATTCCGAGCAGAACAAGTACGCAGTGGCTCAGATGGCGCTAGACAAGACTGGCATTAAGCAGATCAACCGCTTCCTCACTGATCCTAGCACTCTCCCGCCTGTCCAGCCTGATCCTAATCAAGTCAAGGCCCAGGAACTCGAGGAACGCCAAGTGGCTGTCCAAGAGCAGATGGCTAAGACATCGGCCCAGAAGGTATCTGATCACGCGACCCTTGAACAGATGCGCCTCCAGATTGAGCAGATGCAAGCTCAGTTGGATGCACAGAACAAGAACCGTGAACTCGGTATCAAGGAATTCACTGCTTCGTCTGAACTGGCTCTCAAGACCCATGAACTGGACCTTGTAGAGAAAGAGATGAAGATGAACCCGCCGCAAACCCAAGCGGTCCTCAAGACCTAACGATCCCTCATGAGCGAAGAACTCATGCTCAAACGAGGATTGGCTGCTGAAGTGCTTCTGGAGACAGAGGCCTTCACAGTCGTCATCAACGAGCTATACAACCAATACCTTGCGGAAATCACTGAGAGTGACCTAGGAGCCAAGGAGAAGCGTGAGAACGCCTTCTACCAACTCCGAGCACTCCAGAACGTCACCGCAGAACTCCAAAGTTGGGTCTACGCCAAGGCCCAGCTTCTTACCCCCACTGAAGAGTAATCAAACACTATGACCACCCAATCGGGCGTCAACGCTGAACAAAACGCCGCGTTGTCCTTTACTGAAGATGACGCAGCAGAACAATTTCTGTCTAGATGGAGCGATAAGGACCCTGAAGAGGTATCCGAAAGCCCTGAGGAAGAAGACGTAGCTCAAGAGGACGATGAACCGACTGAGCACGAGGCTGAAGAAGAGCATGAAGAAGCCGAAGGAACCGATGAGGACCCTCAAGAGGACGAATCTGAAGAGACCGATGAGCAAGACGAAGGTGACGATGACGAGAAGGAGCCTGTAAAGAACGGCAAGACTCTCGATGACGAAGCCAAAGTCAAGATCAAGGTCGATGACGAGGAGTTGGAGGTATCCGTAAAGGACCTGAAGCGTCTCTATGGTCAAGAAGCAGCACTGACGAAGAAGTCTCAGCAGGTTGCATCTCAACGCAAGGAAGTGGAAGCCGCTAACCAGAAGGCTGCTGCACAGATTGATCGCATCTATCAGAAGGCTGCTGCCCGTTGGGAGCCGTATTCGAAGATCGACATGCTGGTAGCAAGCAAGCAACTGGATGCTGAGTCTTTCACTGCCCTCCGCGCTGAAGCACAGGCTGCATGGGATGACTTTCGTTTCATCACCCAGGAAGTAGACACGTTCGTAGCGAATGCTAATGAACAACGTCAACAAGCAATGAAGGCTGCAGCAGTCGATGCTGTCAAGACCCTTCAAGAAAAGCTGCCCGGCTGGAACCAGAAGGTTTATGACGAAGTTCGGTCCTATGGGATCGATAAGGGCTTGGCACCCGAAGTCATCAACAACATGGTCGATGCCAATGCACTGCTGATTATCCACAAGGCAATGCAGTTCGACAAGGCGAAGAGTGTCGTGACCAAGAAGGTCAACAACACACCCAAGAAGGTCCTGAAGACCACCAAGGCAGTCACATCTAATGACGCCAAGGTCGATAAGACCACCAAGGCAAAACAGCGTCTCAAGACCTCGGGTTCCACCGACGATGCTGCAGACCTGTTCTTGGCTCGCTGGGCCGCTGAGTAATCAATCCCTCTCTCCATTTAGGAAAACACAATGAGCAATACCGCATTTAAGACGTACGACCAAGTTGGTATCAAGGAAGACATCAGCGACGTTATCTCGAACATCTCGCCTACGGCTACCCCGTTCCAAACGGTGATCAAGAGCGAGAACATCCAGAACACCCTGTTCCAATGGCAGGAAGACTCGCTGGCTACGGTTGCTGTGAACGCAACGCTTGAAGGCGCTGATGCTACGGACAGCGTGCTTAACCCGACCGTGATGCGTTCGAACTACACCCAGATTCTCTCGAAGACGGTGCGAGTGTCGAACACGGCTGATACGGTCAGCACCTATGGTCGCGCCAAGGAAACGGCTTACCAACTCGGTAAGAAGTCGGCAGAACTTAAGCGTGAATTCGAATACCACCTAATCGGTATCTCGCAGAACGCTGCTGTTGGTTCGGAGTCGGTGGTTCGCAAGTTCGGTAACGTCTGGGGAACGGGTGCAAGTGGTGTTGCACAAATCGCTGCAGGTAACGTTGTGGACCACACGGCTACCCCGGTTGCCCTGTCGGAAAACGACATCCTCACGGCTAACCAGAACCTGTATCAAGCGGGTGGCGAAGCTACGATCCTCATGATCAAGCCTGCTGACTCGCTGATCGTGGCGGGCTTCACGGCCGCTGCTGGTCGCTACCGTACGTTTGATGGTTCGGCTGACAAGACGGTTGTGAACGTTGTCGACCTCTACGTCTCGCCGTTCGGTGAACAGAAGGTTGTCATCAACCGCTTCATGAAGGCTGACCGTGCCCTCCTGTTCAACCCTGTCAACTGGAAGGTTGCAGTTCTCCGTCCGTGGTCGCGCATTCCGCTGGCTATCACGGGTGATGCACACCGCGAGGAAATCGTTGGTGAGTTCTCGCTGAAGCACCTGAACACGGGTGCCTCGGGTGCAGTCATCGGCCTTACCGGCACGAACCCGATGCTTCCGTAAGGAGCGCAGGGATAACCGGTGGGAGACTGCCGGTTACCTTAAGACGTCCCGCGAGTGGATGAAAGACGGGCGTGCTGCCCATTGGGTCCTACATACCTGTAGGCGCAAGAGAAGTCCACGCATCACCTTGGGGTCCCTAGCGTCCCCATCCCAATTCCTTTACGTCCTGTGCTGCTCCTACTCTCGGTGGCACGGGACCTTTTACGTCCCTATGTCCCTAATCCTCAATGGCGTGACCGCCTCCGTCAATGAAAATTCAGACGGGCACATCATCGAATCTGTCCAGAACATCCCTGACAGTTTCCTCCAACGTCTCAAAGATGAACGCAATGAATCCCAAAGCGTTCGTGAGACCGAACATCAGCGAGTCGCTTCTATCCCTGTGGTCCTTGTGGACAAGTGGATCAAGGAAGGCTTCGACTTCTGGAATGAATCTAACCACAAGATCGTGGCAAAGCTTAAGGCCGAAGGTCTCGAGTATTTCCTCACGACCACCAAGGCCGTCTAATGACTCTTGCAGACCTCCGTTCCCAACTGCTGGCAATCCTTAATCGTAACGACTGCAGCACAAGCCTAGCGAACACCTTCATCGACCAAGCCCAGACTCGCATTGAGCGAACCCTTCGTATCCCTGGTATGGAGAAGTCCTCGGTAGTCACAGGGAACGAAGA